AAGATAGAGATGTACGAAAAAGGCAAGACATACATTGAAAATTATGAAAAATACGGCTGTACCACATGGCACGACTGGTGTACAAAATACTGGGGTACGAAGTGGAACGCATATAGCAACGAACAGAGGGATGAGGATACGATAGAATTTGAGACAGCCTGGAGTAACCCGGAACCGATCATGCTCAAATTGTCGGAAATGTACCCGGAAGCCACAATAGAACATTGGTGGGCGGATGAAGATATGGGAAGCAACGACGGCTACAGAGTTTACAGAGGTGGAAAAATCGTTGAGGGAGACTATTGCGATATGTGCAGTAACGAAGCCTATGAAACATACGTGGAGTGTTGGGGCGAGAGCGAATGCTTATACAAGGATGATGAAGGATTGTGGCAGAGAAGAAGTTGCGAAGAATGCCACGGATGCGATTAGGAGGCAAGATATGAAGAATACATTAGGAGATTTGAATAACCACCTGTTCGCTCAGCTGGAAAAGTTGGGAGACGATGATCTGACAGGAGAAGAGCTGGAAAGCGAGTTAAAGAGAACCGATGCTATATGCGACATTAGCGAGCAGATCATCAAAAACGGAGAGCTGCAGTACAAGGCGATGAAACACATGGACGAGTATGGGTACGAAAGACAGAAAGCGGTTCCGGAAATGCTCGAAGTTCATGCGGGGGGGGGGCAAACCGTAAATGAGAGGCTGGCCCGAAGAAGTAATTGCCTGGCTGCGTGAGAATGTTCCAGGCAGAACCACGAAACAGGTTACAGAGCTGATAAATCAGCAGGGGTTCGATAAGAAGTACGGAATGGTGTTTTCCGATGCAGTGATAAAGAATGCGAAGAACCGGTACGGCATAAAGAGCGGAACTAACGGCGGGTTTCCGAAGGGGTACTCTCCCAAATATCCGGAAGGAATGGAAAGTTACATTCGGAGCATTGCGACAGGGAGAAAGACGAAGGAGATTGCAGAACTGGTGTCAGCACATTTTGGAATAGAGTTCAGCGAGAAGCAGTGCAAGGCATACAAGAAGAACCACGACATCATCAGCGGCGTTGACTGCAGGTTTGAAAAAGGACACGTTCCAGCCAACAAGGGAAAGCCAATGAGCCAAGAGCAATACGAGAAGTGCAGGGCGACGATGTTTAAGAAAGGCGATGTCCCGGCAAACCACATGGAAGTAGGCGAGTACACACATACGACAGACGGCTATCTTATCCGGAAGGTTAAAGAAACCGGTCCACAATGGGAGAGGTTCGAGTTTGTTCATAGGGCGGTATGGGAAGAACATAACGGACCAGTTCCCGAAGGTAAGATGGTATCGTTCCTGGACGGAAACAAGGACAACTGCAACATAGAGAACCTGGTACTGATAGACAATGAAGAAAACCTGGAAATGAACAGAAGCCGGTTAAGGTTCGCTGATCCGGAAAGAACAAAGACCGGCGTGCTGGTTGCAAAGGCAAGAGTAACAGTCAGACAGAAGAAAAGGAGAAAATAGATGGAGATTAAAGCGGCGAATGCAGAGGAGACGATCCGCTGCATCCTGGACGAAGAGAAAATGACCCAGCAGGATTTAGCGGACAGAATGGGAATTACGAGACAGAACATCAGCCAGTCTCTCAATCGAAACGCTAAGAGCATGAGATACGATAGCTTCGCGAAGATGGTAGCGGCTCTCGGTTACGAGATTTTCGTAAAAAAATCTCAATAAAATACGCAAAATAGAAGTAAACCTATTGACAAATACGCAGTTGCGAAGTATAATATATACATAATCAAACAACAAATAAAACATACGGAGGTAGTGGTTATGTATAACAGAGAAGATTATAGAGAAGCACTGGAAGAAAGAGAGAAATGCGACCTGCATTCAGATGAATGGAGATTTTGCCAGGCAAAAGTTCAGAGCATTGCAACAGCTATGGTAGCTGCAGGAAATAACTGGATGGTGGGTGAAATCATCGACGAGCTTTACAGTCTGAGTGACTGCGGTTGCGAACTCACCGACGAGGCAGTTCGATTTGACCTTTGGATTCTTGAAAGCAACGGCCTCGAAGAGAAGGCTGAGGAAATGAAAAAAATGTTCTAGGTAAATTTTTTTACCTGCACAACTCGCAAATGAGTGTTTCACGTGAAACACAGTTCGCAAATTTGAAAGGAGCGTATTTGTATGAAGGAAGTATTGAAGAAGTTAAGAGCTTTAGAGGCTGAAATGGAAGAAGCCGAGAACCAGTCAGAGTATTGGATGGAAGAAGAACACCTGGATATGGAAAAGTCAAACAGCTACGAGGCTGAGGCAGACAGATTGTACCAGGAAGTATATAAGATGCACAACCAGGTGGCAGATTTCATCGTAAGCCTCACTTCCGGTCAGATTGACAAAGTGACAGCAATGTTGATGATGCGTCAGAGAAGATCAGACGTAGAGAGAATTTTAGAGATGGCGTAGGAGGACAACAGATATGATGAAATCAGAGTTTATCGAGAGAACAGGGTTTGAGCCGACTGAGGCAGAATACAGAGAAATTGAAGCAGAGTACATGGGATGCGACATCGGCAAAGACGAGTTCTGCAAGACATGGAAAAAGCAAGGTGGCATTCAGAGACTGATGAGACTCCGTGCGAGAAGAATCGAGGAACTCGAGGCAGAGCTTGCAAAAGAGAAGAATGACTACGACAGAATGGATGCTCAGTATTGCACCAAGATTAATGAACTTAAAAAGCAGATTTCAGATGATGGACTGGCTCTTAATAGCATGAATGCTCAGATGGGATTGATGAGAAATAAGGCTGCGGGAGAAATTGAGGAATTACTCAAGAGAGCGACCGAGGCAGAAAGAAAACTGGCAATCCTCAAAGAGGCATTCGATATCATCACAGGAAAGGAGACGAAGTAATATGGCATTATTAGAGGTTAAGACAGAATGGGCGGTGTATAAGGATTGCTTCCTGCAAGTGGCAAGATACCAGGCAGACAACAGCAGGGCAATCGAGATTTGGAACAACGAGGACGGACCTATTGCAAGAATCACGGTATGTATCACAGGAAGCGGACTTGCAGAGGATGAGACAGTGATCGACACGAATAATTGCCCTTGGGCGATGGAGTTTATCAAGCAACACGGTTTCGGGCAGGCCACCGGCAGAATGGTAAAAAGCGGTTACTGCACATATCCGGTAGTAAAGCTGGATATTGAGAAAATCGGTGAGTATTTGGAGGTGGCGTAATGGAAAGAGTGTATTTCAGTATCAATGAGGCCGGAGCAAAGACGGCAAACGATATGATGTCATTCAGCGAGTATAAGACCGGGAGCAAGACTGCTGGTTACAAGGCACAGGTCGATAAGGCATACGAGCTGGCAGAGAAGGTAATCGAGGCAAGACCAACCGAAGAGGAAAGAGTGTCGAAGCTCTGCGAGAGATATTCGAGACGACTGGCTCAGAACATCAACAAGGATATTCAGATCGGCATGATGTGTCCGTCGGTAATGATTTCCGGAGCAGGAAACTTCCCGGTCAAAAAGAAGGAAAAGCAGGTAGCGGCATGGGATAAGAACCATGAGGACTATAAAGAGGTTGAGGCAATCATTGGAAAGATTGAGGCAATTTTTTATGGCAAGGACGTTATCAAGTCTGATGATGAGAACGCAATCGAGAAGCTGCAGGATAAGGTTGACGGATTGAGAGAGGACCAGGAGAGAATGAAGCAGGCCAACAAAGCAATCCGTATGAAGGACAAAGAAAAAGGCGATGCAACGCTGCATGACATGGGATATACAGACGAACAGATCGCCCAGCTGAGAGAACCGGACTTCTGCGGAAGAATCGGTTTTCCGGACTATATGCTGGCGAACAATAACGCCAATATCCGAAGATTGGAAGGAAGAATCAAGAGCCTGCAGAAAACGAAGTCCCAGGGAACACAGGAGAGCGAGAATAAGTTTTTCAAGGTCAAGGAGAATGTGGAGGCTATGAGAATCCAGCTGTTCTTTGAAGGAAAGCCGGAACCGGAGGTAAGAGATATTCTGAAAAGCAATGGGTTCAGATGGGCACCGTCGGTAGGTGCATGGCAGAGACAGCTCAACAATAATGGAAAATATGCGGTAGAGAGAGTTATCAGAGAGCTGGAAGAAATGGAGGCGGCAGAGTGAGCATGAAGTTAGAACCGAGAAAGACTACAGACCGAGGCGGCTGGTTGTGTATGCCACTGGTAATGAACAGACCGGAGGGAAAGCCTGGTTGGAAAAAGGTACATTGCCCGGAATGCGGGACGCTCTGCTGGCAGAGACCGGAGGATGCAGGGGTTGTTAAGGCATCACACCTTGACGGTGCGGTATGTACCAAGTGTGCATTAAGAAAGGCAGGTGATGTAGTGTGACATTACGAGAGGCAAGCAAAGGAGTAGTTAAATCCGGAGGAGGAACCTACAACATTGGTTTTAACGGCGGAGACGAGACACAGTTTGACGCTCAGAACTTCAAGGAATTGAAGGAGTGCTGGTCGGAGTTCTGTAAGGATGAAAAAATCAGTCCCGGATGCGTTGATTACGTGGAAAGGGTGAGTTAGTGGAAGTTCTGACAAGAGCCATAGCAAATGAATACAGAGACAGGGCGTTACTCCTGCCGTCAAACGGACTGCAGGACATTGGAGAAAGAAGAAAGTTGCGGGAGGAACTGCAGGCCAGGTGTAATCTGACAGAGCTGCAGGCGGTGAACATCATCAATGGTTTTCACATTCCGGACTACGTGAAGATAGCGGCAATTAAAGCGGAAAAGGAGGCACAGGAAAATGAGAATTGAGAAAGAAGGATTTGTACTGAACCTGGAAGGTACCTGGTGCGAGATTTCCAATAAATACGGAGTCCAGGAACACGGAGACGTGGCAGTAAATGAAGAGGATATTCCGGAAGGGTATGCAGAGAAGAAGCTGGATCAGTTCATTGGCACTCACAAGGTCAGAGGTTTTATGAAGGCCGAGAACTGCGAGAAGAAAGTGGCGTTCGACCCGGAGACTAAGGAATACATTCAGCTGCAGGCGGTAAAGCCGGTAGGCGACGATGTATATGTGGTGCAGAAATTTGATAATGAGCTGGTATTTATGGGCGAGATATGGAGCGGATGTAAGTACAAGGACGAAGTCCTGGATTGGATGCGTTCCAACTACGAGGTTGAAAGTTGTTTGACGGCAGAAGTGTATAGAAACCCGCTAGGTGATTGCACCAATGACGGAATATCTTCATGCCAAAGAGAGTTATACGTCCTGGCGGCACAGAAAGGACCTTTTGAGCCGGAGGACATTAGACAGTGCGTGTACATAGAGAGGCGAGAAGTTATGGGTAAAGAGTACATTGACTGCAAGCCTGCATACTGCAGAAAACGTTGGTACATGATGGGCGGCAATTTTCTCTATACATCAGACAGCAGATTTAAGGAGATTACAGGGATCAGCTACCCGATAGCAATTCACGACAGATACGAAGGGAGGTAGACAATATGGTGATCGTTGGGTATTATGCTCACGGCAACAAGCATTACGTGGCATTCAATGAGAATGAGGAACGCCCGGACAGATTTATGATTACGGACGGATTTCACGACAGACCGGTAAATGAGCGAAACGTAGGCAAGTACAAGGGGTATGTCAAGATTGAGAAGTCTGAGTGTGACTTGAAGAAAATCATTGGACGCATCCGTGGTACAAGACCATGGCATCCGCTGCTGAAATTGCTTCAAAAAGAAGCAGGGTAATTTTTTTACCCAAGCAACTCGCAAATACGAAAATTAGGGATTGAAGAATACGCATTTAGGAGGATAAGACATGGAAGCTAAAGACATTGTGAATATTGGATTGGAGCATATACATCCGCATCCGGACAATCCGAGAAAAGACCTGGGAGATTTGACTGAGCTGGCAGAGTCCATTAAGAAGAACGGAATCCTGCAGAATTTGACGGTCATTCCAAAGGAAGGAGAGCCGGGAGAGTATATTGCAATTATCGGCCACAGAAGAAGCGCAGCGGCAAAGCTGGCAGGAGTTACAGAAGCACCTTGCAGAATTGTGGAGGGAATGACTCATAAAGAGCAGGTATCGACAATGCTGGAAGAAAATATGCAACGTGGCGATTTGACAATTTGGGAGCAGGCACAGGGATTTCAGATGATGCTTGACCTGGGAGAGACAGAGGACACGATTGCAGAAAAGACCGGTTTCAGCAAGAAAACCATTAGACACCGCTTAAACATTGCGAAGCTGGACTCCAAGACATTGATGGAGAAGGAACGACAGGATGGCTACCAGCTGACACTTACGGATATGTACGAGCTGGAAAAGATTAAGGACATCAAGGCAAGAAATAAGATTTTGAAGGAGTCCACAGACTCCCGAGACCTTGCGAGACGTGCAATCAATGCTCAGAAGGAGCAGAAACGCCAGGAGAATATGAAACTCTATGTGGCGATGATGAAGAAGTTAGGGTTAAAGAAAGCGCCGGCGGAAGCTGACAGTGAATTTTATACAGACAAGTGGGAACGCATGGAAAGTTACAGCCTGGACAAGGAGCCACCTAAGACGATGAAGTTCAAGGACAACGGCGAGCCGATGTTTTACCTGGAACGATACGGAACTTTATATGTGATTCGCAAAGCAAAGAAGGCTAAGAAAGTGCTTACTCCGGAAGAGGAAGCCAAAAAGCAGAATATGCGAAATAAGAAGCAGATAAAGGCAATTCTGAAAGAAGCGGCCAATACGAGGAAGGCGTTCATTGAAGGTATTTTATCCGGAAGAATAAAAAAAGTCACAGACGAAAAGCAGGTTGAAGCGGATCTTTTCGAGCAGATGATGGATTGGGACGAGAAATCAAAACTTATTTCAAAGATCATAAATATTCTTCGGATAAGTTGATTTTGACAACTACCTCATATGCTTTGCAAAAAAATTATGCCTTTAAAACATTCAATGGTGTAGAAAAGGCA